AGACCAAAGGTTGCAACCATTCCGTAAAGCCAGGCTACGTCTTTTGTTTTTCGATTTGAGATCAGCTGAAAGTACTCATCCACAATCCGCTGATCAACAGGCGGGTGCTGTGACATGGTTGAGGTGTACTGGATGGCCCGACCATAACAGTCGACTTATCCAGGGCGCTAGGGAAAAAGAAAAGCCTTAATAAGTCTCGTGAGACTTAATATAAGTATACATTATTAAGAATTTGTAACACTTAAGAAGGTGTTATTCCACTTGCAAAGGCATACCACGCCAAGCCAATTGCTTCCATTGTGGAAATTTCTCCAGAAGCATAAGGCAAATTAATCACATCTCCTACGTGATAAACAGTAGGAATGCCACTGGCTTGAATTTCACTCAAGCCGTATTTCCGAATATCAACTTGTTCTTCTGAAAGAATAAAAGTTCCGTCGACGATATCTCCAAAGTTAGACATTAGACCCCCGGGCGACCTCCTGTTGACGGATTGTATTGCTCACCGTTCTTGTCATACATCCTAAAACCAGACATCAATACAAATGTAGACGGCACATTAAATAACTTCTGCATCATCGGCATCATCATTGGTGCCTGGCAGTTATACGGAGGAACATCCATGATTGATAAGCCGCGCTCGGTCAATCGATACGCTGATGTTTCATTTTCTTTTATGGTGTCCTCCACTAGTTTTTGCTCCCATTCCACGATGCTTCCCATCTCGACCGGCAAGTCAGAAGGCTCAGGGGGGAAGACGTTCTCCATAAACTTCATTGCATAAATATGTTTGCAATAACGGAGTTCATCAAGAAGCGGCGTCCAAAAGTCTGTCAAAGATGTGATGGTGTGTGAACCATCTGGATTTAACGATGTGGTGTAGTCTTCGTATAGCGGCATGCCTTCTGCCCTTGCACCTTCCAGTGAAGGAAGCGGTGTGTTGCGAAGGAATGTTTTACCAAAATCTCGAAACACGCCAGGATTATCCCTGAGTGCTCGTGGATCAGTTGATGTATTTGGAGTGACTGTCGGAGGAACGTTATATTCAGGTGATGGTGAAACCACGCGCATATTTCGGTTGACCGTTGCACTGGTCATTGCACTGTTATCGACCACACCACGGAGCGTCATGACTTCATATCGACCAGGCTTGATAACAGAAACGTTGGTTCGTGGGAATACCTTTTTATTGTTGCTTCCCAACTCCATCATGTATGCGTAATCACGACGCGTGAAGTCCTGGCAGGAACAGCAATAACGCGTACCTGTCATCAAGTAACGGCCCACGGAAGGTGGGCGGGTAGCCGGAGTACGGAATACACCGTCAGGTGTAGCTTCCACGGAGCCTTGCTTCTGTAGTTTTAAGACGCCTGTGGCCTCGTTCGTTGATACCAAAACGGCTTGTACATAGCCGTATCGCTTTTGTGTTGTTGGATCAATCGTGTCTTTTGTAATGGGCGTCCCGCCGACTGAAACAATGCGATCCTCAAGAATCTCACCGTTGATTGGATACTGCTTGGGGATTGGTCCAACGGGTGGAATAAACAAAGGAGCAGGCAATGGAGTGGCAGGGCTCCAATCTCCGCTTATGGTCACGTACCAATAGTCTTCATCTTCGGTGACAGACAAGATTGGAGACGGATCACCATCTTTGTCGCGGACATTATCAAACCGCAAACTTCCCGCAACACGCACTCCGGCCCAGTGCATGCACATATCCTTGTTGTTTGTCGGAAAGCCCTGAAAGATTCCTGGGATCTTGGGGGGATTAGCGCCAGGGGCAACAGTGGTCCCTGGAGGGAGGGGAATGAAATAATCAAATGGATAGCTGTAGTTCTTGTTGACGCTTGTATTGCAGTAAATTTCAAAGCCGCGCCGCCAGCGCGACCAAGCAGACTCCCGGTTAGACGAATAGATCGAATCAGGAACAGATCCTTTAGAAAATTCTGTCCTGATTGGTTGTACGTTTTTAGGTTCGAAAATCGTGGTCCTGGCGAACTCGCCAAAGGAATTACCACTCTTTTTCGCCATGATCAGAAGAAGCCGCCTTCTGCAATCACGTGAGCACCAGGAATATACCCGGAAACATTGGGGCCGTCGGGGAACACGCCAACGTAAATGCGGTCGCCACGCTCCAGGTAAAAACCCTTATTACGCAGAGGAGCTGTGGCGCCAAGACCGTTGGTGTTGCCTGCTTGAACAACGGGGGTGGCCAGCTGGGGCATTACGTCCGAACAGTCGACCACGCCGCTATCGGCAGGGACAGTTTTTGCGAACAGTAGCCTGTAATCACCAGAAGCCGGAATCGGAGTCGTGGTACCACGCGTGTGGTAGAACGCAAAAGTTACGGAGGGCTTGTAGCCGTAGTTAACACCGTTATAGGTGAAGCCTGTTGCGGTGCCGCCAGAGTAAAGCAGTGCAGTGTTGACGCCCGTCAGTGTGGCTGCACCGGTGTAGGTGTAGTAACCGACGCCACTTGCGGGGGCTGTGCCAACAACAGTGGCGGAGGATACGTAGACAATCTGTCCGCTAATCAACGAGATGACGGTGCCAGACGTTGCAGCGTTAACAGTGTAATCAGCGGGACGATGAAAATCATTGCGGACAATCGTAATAGAATCCACAACACCGCCATTGTTATTATCTTCGCTTAGAGATGCATCCATGTCGACGAGCACGGAAGGCGCTTGACCACCCTGCACAAACAATGTGTTGGAGGCCGCGCTGCCAACTGTCTGCGTTGTGACACGCACAGAGTCAAACAAAGGCCTGTCTACAAGCAGAGGCTGCTTATTAGTTGCAGTACTCGACACGTTTTTACACCGCTTTTTTGTTAATTATAGCGTTAGGTTCCGCGACCCGATAACGCCATAAACGTTTCAAAGTTTTTTGGAAGACGCATTTTGCTTTCAAACAAGGCTTCTGGATTATTTTGCAGAGCCAAGAAGGTTTGAAAGTAAGTGCCGTCTTCTGCGTCAGGGCTAAATTTAAATCTCTTCTGTGCCAAATAATCAGCAACCTCTTGGGGACGGTCGCGATATTCGCTAAGCCCCGCTGAATAAACTTCCCCGGGAAGATAATTTGCGTCTAAGTATTCAGAAAAACGCGCCATTAGAGCATGCCCAGGGGATTAATAAGAGGCGCAACCAAGGATTGGATAAGAGATCCCTTGATTGTGTCTACAAGAGACGTTGCCTTCTTATTTGTTTCTTCAAGACCAGGTTTCTGAGCGCCTGTCAAAACGGAAGACAAGATATCTTCTACAGAACGCTGAGGAGCCGCCGGTGAAGTAGCAGTAACTTGAGAACCGCGCTGACGACCTTGTTCAAAAAAGCGTTGAATTTCTTCTGCTTTCTTGACTGGTTGTCCGTAATAGCTGCTGCCACTTTGAGTTGGGAATGAAGCCCATTCGGGCGCCAAAGCAGCTTGGATCTCAGGTGTTAATGCATTTGACTTGGTGATTGCAGCCAGGCCACCAATAGGCTTGAGGCGATCTCTTGCCAGCTTAAGCATTGCCAAGTCCTGGGACTGCGGACCGAAGTCCGAAAGGCCAAGGCTTTGTTGAGCTCCCTGCCAAGTTCCCGGCATGAATTGATACGCGCCAGCTGCGGCACTTGCGTATCCACCTGAGCGAACAACTCTGTCCGGGTGACGAGAAAAATCCTTAAATCTGCCGCCGCCAAACATGACGTTATATCCCGGTTTTCCGCCAAGGATTGTTCCTTCGGCGCCAGCAACGGCCTGCTTTAGTCCCTCATAAAGACCGGGATTACGCTTTGCCCATTGTTCAAGAATTTGGCGTTCACCAGACATCGTGATTTTCTCCTTATTCTCCTACCCAATTTGATTCCGCTTTGAGGCCAGGGGTAAACACGGTTTGTACAGAGGCAACCAGGCTTACAGTAGCCGCAAGTCGTTTAACAAAATTAGGACAAAGAATCATTGGATTAATGCAACAACACTGGCCCCCGTAGATCAAAGATCTGTGTCCAGTCGGCTGGGCTTACACGTAAAAACGAAGCCAGTTACTTATTTTAACCCACGCTCAAAAGCTTGTTTTAATAGCGCCAGCTGTGTCTGGCTTAGATCAGGCTTAAATGCTCCGGCTTTAAACGCATCGGTAACAGGAACAGCACCCTTCGTAAATGCTTCTGAGATGCCAACTTGATCAACCGGCGGCACAGGAACACCGCTGAGCGGAGTCTTTAAATTAAATGCTGGTGCTCCGGTGGGAGAAGCCAAGCCAAAATTCATTTTCTCGGCATACTGCATATCGCCTGTCGCTTGTGTAAAAGCGCCTAGTGGACTTTGAGCCTGGATTGCAGTTTGTGCTTCTGTATAGCCAAGTTGACCCGGCTTCAGTCTTTCTGCCAAACGAGGATTTGTTGTGGCCCAAATCTGCAGGCCGATCTTTTCTTTTTCTTCGGGAGTGGCGGCAGTGTTATAAGCCTTTGTTAAATCAGCAACCTTATATTTTTTAGAGAGTTGATCTTGTTCTGCTAACTGGGTAGCACGACGCTTTTCTTCCAGATAAGCGCGTTCGTTCGGCGCAGATGCACTGCTTAAAGCCGTATTGCTAAGCCCTGATTCTCCCATAGAAGGAACCTTGAAGGGTTCTTTTTCTGCACCATATTTACCCCACATTCCAGTCTTTGCGGCATCCTCTGCCATTGCTCGTTTACTTTGAGGTGCTTTACCACCGATTAAACTGCGTAACGCCTGCTCAACAAATTCATAACTGCCAGGTATACCATGCACATTCCGCACTGGGGCAGTAACGGCATCCAACGCCGCACCAGGGCTTGGGAAAAAGGGATTTGTTAGAGGCGGAGGAAGAATTTTATTTAGTAAAAACATCAGCGCCAAACCTCATGTAGATAAATACGGGAGCCCACAGCAGTATCAGCGGGGCCTGGAAGTGCTTGAATAAATTCAGCACCAGAACGTTCGTAACGATAACGAGCCTGGAAAGGATCCTTGTAGTTGGGAACGTAAAGAATACCAGCAAGACGATTTGTTTCGTAGAGATAAATCTCGTCCCAAACCTTCAGTGCTTCCTTGGCGTTGCTGGAGCGAATCGTACGATCCACGTCACCGGCAATGCTTTCTAACCGCGTCGAAGGAGAAGTTGCAACTTCTGTTTTCTTTTCAGCGGTATCGCAACGACCGATCTGGATTGTGATTTTGTCATAGAAGTATGAATCCGGGACGGTATTCATTGCTTCTTCTAGACGAGCGTAATCACCCGCAGGAACAGAAACCGTGAAATACCCCAGGTGATACCTGACTCTACTTTTGTCGAAGTCAGAGAGCCGCACTTCTATTTCTCCTTATCTTTTAATTATAAAAGCAAGTAATCAACCAAAAAGTCCGCCCAGGTAATCAGAGGTAGCTGCAGTTTTACCCGAGAGGAAGGGATTACCTCCACGATAGGAATCTAAAAACCCCATGGGATTTAAGGCCTGGGAAAGTAATCCACCAACAATTTGCCCTTTTAACGTATCTTGCAAAGAAGGACCCGCCACCTCTTCTTTTTTATTTTGAAGTTGTGTGCCATACATAAACGCTTTCAAGATATCGTCGGTCCGTGAATCTGTGGGAGCACCTGCAGTTTCCACGGTATCAGAAGGGCGCGTTGTTGCTGCTTGGGGAAGTTCGCTGAGGTGATAGGTTTCTAATTCATAACCGCTGGGCAAACGTAAAACCGAAACATTGCCTGCTCCACCGCGACCAGCGTGCGTGCTTACAGACCCTTGACCAAGAAAACGCAACTGCGCTCCTTTGGGAAGAGGGTAATCTTCTCCATAGTGCATGCGTCGATCACCGTGGATAGGATGAGACTCCCGCATACCATATGCACTTCCCCCGGTTGGAGCTTGCATATATGGCGCAGAGGTAAAACCTCCCGCAGGATTTTTCTTATAAAGATTTACCCATTCTTCGGATCCTGGTAAACGGTATTGCAGATATTGACCAACGTCTGTTCTGGCTGTTGAAAAAGGAATTGTCTGCCCTTTTTTATTTTTTAAAGTGAAATGAAAATGTTCACCGGTTGAATCTCCGGTAGAGCCTTGACGACCTAAATATACTGCTGGGCCAGCCATATCCTTTTTCTTTTTATTGTAAAACGAAAAACCCCTGGTTTCCCAGGGGCTTGGAGGAGATGAGTGTTAGACGCGGATTAGGTCAGCCGCCAAAACAGAATCCCAATCAACCCGTTTGATTTGCTTCAGCTGTTCGAGATTGTTGAATCTTTCACCCGACAAGGACATCTGGAGATCTTTGATCTCACGCGCTGTCTTTAAGCCGATACCCTTGATGTGATCTGCGATCATCTGAGCGGTCGCCGCATTAATGTTGAGGCGATTGTCGGGCGGGAAAGACCGAGGTTCTTCTTTAGCCGCTTTATCTTTTACCTGAAGAGTTTTAACAGTTTTTGTTGCTGCTTCGTCAGGTTCAAGTTCTTGTTTGTAAGCGGTATAAAGGCGACCGTCCTGATCTTCGACCATGAACCAATCGCCGTTATCCCATTCACTTACAATTTTGACGCGAGCGCCAGTCTTTCTGTGCTGGTAGAGCATAAGGACCAGAAGAATATTCTGGTCCTAGTTTACCCTAATCAGCTAACTGTGCGACCGGTCAGATAGCCGTCGATATCTTCGTAGCCAGGAGCTTCGTCCGGCTGGACGTAGCACACTTCAACCACGAGGTAACCAGTGCGACTGGCAGATGCATCACCACTGGAGATGTAGAAACCACCGGAAGTGGTCAGGCCAGTGGTGGTGCCACGGGCGAACACCTTGAAGGTGGTAGCGGCAGTCACCTGATAGTTCACCACGGAACCGGAAACGCCAGCAGCACCGGTAGCGGTGAGGAAAGCGTTGGTGCTATAAGCAGCCGAGCCACCAGCGAAGAAGACTTCGCCGGGCTGGGAGCCGGAGGTGGTAGAAGCCAGGTTGGCCTGAGCCACAGATTCACCAACGCCTGTGGAAGCCACAGGACCGCTGGAATCGCGGCAGAAGCTGATCACGTTACCGGTAGCGGCATACACACCGGAAGCCACACGACCGTCGCCCCAGCCAGAAGCCACGGATACGGTAGCGCGATACACATAAGCAGGCAGGGTGGCACTACCAGAGATCACCATGCCGGTGATGTCGGGGCGGGTGTCGTCCTGGCGGTAAGGCGAAGGAACGATCACGTTGCCGGTGCCGATTGCGCCGCCACCAGAGGTAGCGTTCACGGGCACATAGCCACGCTGCTGGAAGTAGCGGTAGCCAGGGATGGCCAGCACCGAAGTGGGGCCACCCTTGGAACCATCATTAACACCTGCGTAGTCGGCATCAATGTTCTTGTACCAACCGTTCAGGGGCTCTGCCCAGTTACCGGGGTAGATTTTCTTAGCAGACAAATAGGTCATTTATCTTTTCCTAGGTATAAGGTATGTATTTAACTATCAGATGTCGCCATCATCTTGAACGAAGCTGTAGGCGGTAGTCACGAAGTCCTTGTTCAGGATTTCGAAGCCAGCGTACAGTTGCCAGATCAGGATGATGAAGCGGCTGAAGTCGTCGTTGTTGTTGATGAGCACCTGAGCGTTCGGGCCGCCGATGCCAACACCGATGGACTGAGGACCGAAGAAGTAGCCTTGGGCAACTTCCTTGGAAGCGTAGGCGGAACCACCATCGAAAGAGGCGGTCACGTTCTTGATCGGGAAGTTGGTCGACTCGTAGAACTTAACGCCTTCAAACTGAACGCCGGTGGGCATCACGGGTTCACCAGCCAGGAAGTAAGCCTGACCAGCTTGGGGACCCATGTAGAAGCTGGCGTTGTTAGGCATCATGGGGTTGCCCATGTACATGCCTTGGCCAGGGTTGCCGCTGTAGCGGGCGATCTCACGGAAGTCAGGATCACGACGCAGGTGCATCATGAAGGTAGGATCGCAGATGCAGCGATACAGACCATCAGCGAAAGTGGGGACGTTGCGCTTACGCAGGTCCTTGACCACGGTCAACAGGTCGGTACGCACCTGGAACTGCTGCACTTCATTGCCGTACTCGGCGGTGCTGTAAGACACGCGACCAGAAGAGTCTTTGGTCTTACCACCAGCGAAATAGTAACCGCCCTGGGTGGAGGAAGCGGCACCATTGGCTTCAGCTTTAGAGAGTTCGTCAATAAAGACGCGGTCGCGCCAACGGCGATAGTCGTCGAGCAGGGTCAGCGAACCGATGCTCTGGTGGAACATGTTCAGGTTGCCGGTGTCCAGCAGCAGGCGCTGGGCGGTAACCAGGGTTTCACGAGCAATTTTGAAGGTGCTGGGCTGGGTCGGATCGCCCGGGTCCGCAGGACCGGTGTATTCCTTCAGCACAACAAGCACCTTCTCCTTGGTGATGTTGCGGCTGTTGGCAGTACCGATGGTCTGGTCAGCGATGCGCTCACGGCTGTCCTTAGTACCAGGGGTACCCCAGAACTTGTAGCGATCCAGCTGAACGGTTTGACCAGGCTGACGGGTGAAGTCGTGGACTACCACGGGCTCAACCGCCATTTCAGCGATGTAAGCAGGATGGGGACGGTAGAGCTCCGCACCTAAAATCTTTGGAAAATCGTTATCAATGAACACTTTGTTTTATCCTCCAGAATCTTGGGGAGATTTTGCCGGGTGAAAGATTCAGACAATATATGTCTTATCTAACACAAATTTTAGCAGTCGGTAATTTATTTTTAAAAGTTAAACAAATTACCGACTTATTTATCACTCCATCACAAACAGTTTGTTAGCAACTGTTTGAGGTTGCGCTTGGTTCAGAACGCGCCAGGCATTCTGGGGATCACGAGCCATCATCTCACTGAAGTTGCCCCAGAAGTTTTCGGGGGCCTGAGGAGCAGCGGCAGCCGGGGGAGCGGGCAGCTGACCCAGTTGAGGCTGAGCCACGGCTTGGGTAGGATAGCCGCGAGTCTCCAGTTGAGCTTCGTTTTCGTACACGGGATAGGGACCTTCAGGACCGAAGAATTTCAGCGTGTAATCGCTGAGCACGTCGGGGTTGGTCAGAATTTCGTTGTAAGCCAGGTTCTCCTGGTGCTCGTTGACAGAGAACTCGGCGTAGCCTTTGATCGTGTCAGCGGCGCGGTTTCCCCACGCGACGGCGCTGTCCAGCATTTGCTCCAGGTTTAGAGCGTAGTTGTTCAGCAGAGCCGGAGCTTCGATCCCGAACGCGTCCATCACCTGACGGCTTTCCTGGCTCATTCCCACCAGGTCCGCGATTTGCTCCAAGGAGGGAGTCGAGGAAGTTTGGGAAGAGCTGGGCGAGTATGCCGGGCTGGGAGACCAGGTCTGCGGAGCCGATTGTTGCGTAGCTTGGCTGCTGGGCTGTCCGTAATTGGCCGGGGTAAACTGAGTCGTCGCTGGATACTGTTGACCCTGGAACGGGGATTGGACTGGTGCGCTCAGCAGGTTCACCACCTTGTTGAACGCCGATTCCCAAGGATTCCCCTGAGGTGCCTCCGGTTGGGATTGGGGGGCGTACTGAGTAGGGGCTGATTGGTAGCTGGGGGCCGCCTGAGGCACCGCTTGGGGGTAGCTGGTACCCACCTGATAAGCCACTGGAGCCTGCGCCGGAGCTGCCTGCGGTGCTGCCACCACGTAGCTGCTCGGAGCGACGGCCACTGGTGCTTGGCTCGTCTGTGGGATCGATTGGACGGTAGCGTCCTGCATAACTCATCTCCTTTTGTAAGGCTTCTAAAGTGCGATACAGATATGGGGTCAAATCCAATCGCGGGTCCGCAGCCATCGGTAAATCCGGTGATTGCGGGTGGGGGGTCTGCATCATTCCTCCCACTAAGCGAGCGAAAGCAGAGTATGCACCCTGTAATTCGTTCACCATTCTGAACGGGAACCCAGATAGCATCTCGGCCCGTTCCTCATCCGTTTTAGACGGAAAGAGGTATTTCAGTGCCTCAATGCTATCAACACCTAATTCTTGCAGATTTCGAACAACAATGGAGTTGTTGAGAATATCTTGGGTGGAATCTTCGTAAACAGGACCCAACCAACGCCACTGAACGGTGACATCACCATCGGGAATAAGGCCTAAAACACCAGGAGGAATCTGCTGGGTACGCAGACAAGCCATCATCAACTGCTTGACTTGATCTTCAAACATGCCCATGGCATCTTCGTAGGCAACAAAGTCTTCAGGCGTTGCTGTCTCTGGTAATTCCAGGGGCTTTTCAAGACCTGCAGCAGCGGCCAGGGTGTCACGGAAAAGACGTTCTTCTTGGAAAATAATCAGTTCCAAACAACGGCAAATGCCATAGGTATAAATAGAAATTGCTTTTTTCTTGGATGTTGCAGAAACACGTCCAAACAAAGATTTGTATTCAGTTGCAGTAACACCTGCAGAAATTGAGAGTTCATCAACGCCACCAAGGGCGGTACGGATTTCCTCTCGATACTGGCGTGCAAAAGAATTTTGGTCACCAGTGATGGCGTCAGGGACGATATAACCAACTCGGTCGTTTGGCTCCAGGTTGGCAATGATGCGTGGAACGCGGAGCTGACCATCAACACCGCGATAGACGGGATCTGCTTTGAAGCGTGACTGACTCAGAGCACCACCGCCCATGAAACCAGAGTTAGCTGCAATAGACGGACGCTGGACAACGGTTTCGCCACCGGACTCCATTAGGTCTGTCTTGGGACGAGACGAAAGCAGTGTTGGGTTACCAAAGAACTGAACGTTCTTACGCATGGTGCGAACCATTTCGTCATGCGTACAGATGTGATTGGCTAACGCATCGAATTCACCAACGCCCTCTGTCGAGAAGCCCTTAGCGTTGTTAAAGATTTCAACGCAGGGAATAAAACCAAGAGTATTTTTAAATGTTTTTGTGCGGCCAGGGACAGATTGGTAGTTGGTGTCGAAAGAAATCTCGCCTTCAGAATGCGTTTCTTCGATTGTTTTACGTTTAATCGACAGACGGATGTAACGCTTGACGCCGCCCCGCCCCATGCCAGCCGGACCACTAAGGTTACTGACTTCAATGTCCTGCTGGAAGCCAAGACCTTGACGAACCTTATAGCTATAAATGATGACGACTTCATCTAGCTCACCGTCAATATTGTAGAAACTTCTGTATTCGTGTTTACGGAAAAAGTAAAGACGGTAATTATTTTGCGTAGGACGGATGTAAAACAACCCCTGTCCATCACAAAGGAAATAATCCCAAACCGAATCAAGGCGCGTATCAAGTTGGTTGTATTTAATTACGCGATCAATAAAGTCTTTGCGTTGATTGCCAAAGTTGTCTTGGGCAGGAAAAAATTCGACACCCTGGCGGATGCCGAATAATTTCATCTGCGCAAGGTGTGCCGCAACGACGCCAGTATCGATTGAAGCTCCACCGTCTTTTTCGAGGTAGGAGTCAATGATTTCTTTAAGTCTGGCCTTTGCGTCCCCAGCCATCAACTATTTGCCTTTTTATCTTTATTGATCTTAGCAGCCTTCGCTTGCTTCTTCAGGCGCAACCACTTATCAAAGAATACGAGTTCGGCAGAAGAATAAAGTTCGGGATGGTTGAGCGCTTGCTTAACAAGTTTTTTAGTTTTCATTTTGACTCCTTGTAACGTTTAGCTGCGCGAGCAGCCTTGCCCGCTTTCTTGGCGGATTCCGTATTTGAAACAAATTGTTTTCCCTTGCGACTGCCTTCTCGTTTCTTTTGATCTGTCTCCTGCCTTTCTTCTTTAGACAAAGAAGCCCACGCTTTCTCGGGAAGGTAGCGTTTTGTATATCCTTTTTGTATTGCTTTATCAGCCACGGAATCTTCTGGAATTACTTTGAATCTCTTCCATTATTTTATCCGCACCAATCAGCATGCCTCCGGGACGCGTATTACCGGCTCGTCCAATGAAATTGGCGAGATACTCTTGAGGGTTGCCTCGAAACGAAATTGAACTTTTTGGATCAACAGCAAGATTAACTGAAAGATCTGAAATTGGTTGTTGTTTCATTTATCCTTTGTTTCTTTGTACTTTTTAGCAGCAGCTTTTGCTTTGCCCCGTTTCTCGTATTCGTCCTTAGTCATCCACTTTTCTTTACCCCATTTCTCTAAGGATTTTTGCTTTTCCCCTTTGCCACCACGATACCCGCCACCGGCCTCTTTGTACTCCTGGGCGAGGAGCTGAGCCTTGCGTGCCGACCATTGACCAGCTTTGCCGCCTTTTTCGCCGGCCATAATCCGATCTTTGATCCGCTCACGCAGCTCAGGTTTGGAATATTTGCTATTGTCTTGTGCCATCAGTAAACCATTTTATTTTGAAATCCTTGGGGAGCGGAACGCAAACGACGAATCATTTCCATTTCTGCTGCGTTTGCATCTAGGGGTTGACCGGGCTGCATAGGGTTTGGCACCGGCTTGCCATAGTTAGGGCTTCCAGCTGGATAAGTAAGGTCTACTGCGCCTTCCATGCCACTCGGATAACGGCCGGGAACATTGGCAACTAAAGAATCTGCTTGAAAACTGCCAGGTGCCTGCGCTTTGCGTAAATAATCTTGAATGTTAAACTCAGCGGGCGGCGGACTGCCCTGCTGCATGAGCTTAGCCTTTTGCTCTGGAGTCAGAGGAATATTTGGTGCGCCACCATAAGGTTTTTGTGGCTCACCTTGCGGAGAGGCTTGACCAAGCTGAGGACCTTCAAAGAACTGAGCATTGGCGATACCGCCCATGTTGCCTACAGCCCCAGGGAGATTACTGGAGCCAAAGGCCATGGGAAGCTGCGGCCCACTGCCGGGCATAATGCCACGACGCATCAACTCGTCATTGAGCTGTTCGTTCTGTTGGGTGCCGCCTTCATACAAACGGCGAAGCTGTTCACCTGAGCGGCCACCTAACGCACCGGGTACACGCCGAATGTCAAAGCTTGGGGCGCCTGCCAGTAAATTACCGGGAGCGCCTGGAACGTTTGATTCACCGCCGTAAAACATGTCGTTATCTCTTTTTTCGTATTCTACTCTTCTATAACTTCGTAACCAGGGGAGTCGTTAACCTTGGTTAAAATAATTCCGTTACCGCGAACATCCCAATCAAGAACATCGCCCTCTTGCCAGCCAAGTTCTTCGATTAGTTCGTCAGGCAAAGTAATAAAATTTTCTCCGTTTTCGTCTTCTTCTACTTCCAGAATGTAGCTCATTTTGACAAAAGCTTTTCCATTAGCTTATCAAGCTTGTCATTGATTTGTCTAAAATTATCATGCATCTCCTGGATCTCCCGGAGAAAATCAACCTTCAGCACATAGTCCAAAGGCATGCGGTTGATTTGATCTTCCAAGATGTCAATCCTTCGTTTTTGAGATCCAATGTAATCAAAAGCTTGTTGGATCCGCTCTTGATGCCTATCTAATATTTTATTGGCAACCCACGTAGCGCCTGTAACCGCCGATACAAGGGCAGTGATGCCAATGGCTACATATTCGGGTCCCACGAATGCACTGCTTTTTTTCTAATTCTAGGATTAGTAATCAATGTGCAACTGACCTTTTCTTGCAAGTCCAGTAACCAACCAAACCAACGCGTCAACGCAGTCATCATGACCACTAACGCCGAAATTTGTGAGTTCCTCGAAGAGATTTGTGAAGTTCCGGAAACGATTGAAGATTATCTTTCGATCTTCAAACATGCCCATGATTCCACGGAAACGTGCCAGCTTGTCTGCACGGAAACCTTTGACTGGATGCCAAATCAAATTGTAGAGACCTTCGTTATTCAGGCAAACCCGTTTGAAGTCAGCTTCGAGAGAAGCTTGGTATTGGACGGCTTCTGACCAAATATCACATGTGGAATAAGTCGGAAAATAATTTCCGCTATCATCACGTCCAATCACCGACCAATCGTTCAACAATTCTTTAAGAGCGTCCAGTTTTTCCAGGTTGCCCATGACGCGTATGCGCCTGTAATCGATGATATGAATGCGGTCGCCAATGCGTCCGCCAAGGATCATCACGGTGTAATCGTTCTTCTCTTTGGTGCCAGCAGAAAGGTCCACACCAATACCGAGCGTATCAAACTCCGTTGAAATTTCCGCTTTAACAATTAGTTCTGGCGCCAGAGAAAGCTCGTTCTGTCTGACAATTTGATTCATATATTGAAACGAGAAAGCAATTGGCGCTTGCCGTTTCTTTTCTTTGAGATAATCTAGTGACCACATCTCAGGCCAATAAGACTCTTCTTCTCCTGTTTTAAGGTTTGTATTAATTGCAGAAAGAACGATCTGCATCCAATTGTTCTGTTTGTTAAAAGTAGTGGCGTGAATATCATCGTGCCTAAAGCGAGTTCCAAGGCAAATAGCACGTGCGCCTTCAAACATGGTGGGAGCAATCACCGCGTTCCAGTTCTCCTGCATTTGTTTCCGAATGTCAGGGTTGGCAATGTCAGCGGCAGATTTAATAGCGTCATCAATCATTACCAGGTGAGAACGCTTAGAAGTCACCGAACCCTTAAGGCCTGCAGCGCAGAGGGTAAATTGTTCGTCACCAGTAGTGTCAATGCCAGCAAACTTATGGTCAATTGACCAATACTCATTACTAGTAACGTTCTTCATCAAACGCACCGTCGGGAAAACTTCCTGATAGCGTTTGCTTTCAATAATGCGTTTAATCGTTGCGGACTTAGAACGTGCAATATCAACCGTGTACGACAGATAAAGGATCTGCAATGGTAACTTGGCTTGTGTATGAATACCAATAGCCCAAGCAGTCAGCAAGCCAAGAACCGTTGATTTAGCTGATCCTCGTGGCGCAAGAAGATCAATATTGGGACCAGCAATTTTAATTAAACAATTGCTGTCTTCGTTGGTAACAAAGTGCCGATGCCATTCTTTGTGATGAGTAGCGGGAGGTTTATCTGCAACATACTCACAGAAATAAGCAAAGTCTTCCCGCGCAAGCTCCAGTGCTTCTGCGTTGCGCGGAATTCGGATCTGTTGGCGGCGTGCCGCAGCCTTCGCATTGCGACGATAGGCAAGATGCGTATAGCTAGGCACAAGAATAAATCAGTTGTTAACTGAATACTATCTTATTTTGCTTCTTCTTTGTCTTTTTTCTGTTCTTTATATTTACGCGCTTTATCCAAGGCTGCCTTGCGTTTTTCGCTATCGCTCATCTCAGTACCATCTTCTTTCTTGGCTTCTTTCTTCTTAAAGTGCTCAAGAAGTTGAGGGGGCATCTTACCTTTAGCCATCAGCGTTTACCCCGACGCATGCGAGCAATTGCCATTTGATACTCAGGAGAGCCAGGCTCGGGGAAGCGGTTGGCACGACCAGGACCAAACTCAATACCAGGGCGCCTGCCGGCAAACGCATTGCCCGGCTCAGTTCCCGGCGCCATCGGCGCACTGCCAGTTTGCGGAGCGGTTTCTTGACGACGAATACTGTCTTGACGCATGCGAATTCCTTCGCGTGCTAATTGACGTTGTTGAGGATCGGTAATGTCAACCTGTTTGGCGCCCATCGGTATAATTATTTGATTTAAACCTATCCTAACTGAATTATTCTTCAAGTTGCATACGTGCCCATACACTCATCGTTGCTTCTTCCAAGGGAATCTCAATGGGGTCATCTTTAAAAATAAACATTAACTCTCG